AAACAACATAAGACATGGCTTTATCCCAGTCGTCGACTAAATCGTCTACAATATAATCTTTCAGCGGACCAAGAAGATGAAGATCGAGCAATCTGTATCCCTGTATGGCCCACGCGCCCACTACTTTCAGTCCTCTCTTGAGAAACTCAGCATTGAAACCAAATTTTGTATCCAGCATATCTGCAAATTCTCCAAGCCTAAGTTTAGCTGCGTCAAACAAAGCAGTCAAGCCGTTAAATATGCCGCCTTGGGGGCCCATAAATGCATCTTTGATCTTTCCAAGATCATCTCTTATCAGATACAACACACCAGCAGACATGGCAAGCAACAGACCTTTAAGTGAGAAAAGATTATTTAACATGTTTCCCGTAAAAGAGGCCATCTGGCCGAAGATTTTTAATCCCTGTTGAACACCGTCGATATTTGCTAAATTATACAAAAGACCAACAGTTCCTACCAATTTAGCATTTTTTTCAACCCATACCTGAGTTTTATCTATCATGCTTTTGTTCCACTTTTCAAATCTATCTAACATTGGTTCGAAGAACGCAAACTGTTTTCTTGTAACTTCTTGAATCTGACTAACGGGCCTCTTAAACCCTTCAACAACATTGCTAAGTATTTCATCAAAACCTTTCATTCCAAATGCGTCTTTCGCCAATTCATCAAAACTTACACTAACTTTCTCAACTTCACCGGTGAGTTCTTCAACATCGCCTGTTAACATTTTCATAAAATCAGATACGGGTAGCCCAAGAGTGGCTGCTAAAGATTTTTTAAGATAATAATCATTTGAATTAGCTAAGGATTCTACTGAGTGGCCGGCAGCAAATATTGCATCTCGAATATGCATGAATCTCTGTGCGGGATCCACTTCTTGTATCATGGTTAGCGAATCTAAGAAATTACCTCCCAAGACCGCGTTCAGACTCTGTGTGGCGCTGGCCGCACTTTCGAATGTATCAAACTTCTCTGCGATTCCTATAATTGTTCCCAACTCAACGCCTGTGGCTTTTGCTGCGGCAGCTAGTTTATTAAAGGAAGACGGACCAGTTCGGCCGAGTGCTGCGACCATGTTTTCCGCAGAAGCAAAATCGCTGGCTAATTGTTCGACTGGTACTTGAAGGGCCATGGCAGTGCCTCGAAGTTCTAACAGAAGCTGTTCGGACTCTACCAAGCTATAACCCAATGTCTTTGTGGAATTTTCAAGAATTTTAACAGATGTAGAGGCTGACATTCCAACTTCGGACAAAAGAGCGACCGTTCTGCCTAGTTCTGCTTGCTGCTCTTTACTCATTCTACTAAAAGTTGTTAAATTGCTATACATTTCGCCGACTGCAGAAGCTGCCTCTTGGGTGCTTATTCCATACATCCGCAACCTATCGTTTAGTTCACCAATATTGGCGGCCATGGCAGCAGAGGCGCCAGTACTAGCTCGAAATTGCATAGTTACATTATCTAAAGCCTTTGCAGAGTCAAAAATATCTTTAACAAGACCTGCGAATGCGTTGGCGACAGTCTCGATGGCATTTCCCATCATGCTCATGGCCGTAGTTAGAGTGTTGGTAGAAAGTGCGAATATGTCAGCTTCATCGCGAGCGTCTTTCATAGCATCGCGCGTCTTTCTAGTTAGTTTTTCGACTTCTCTTTGTTTTCTGTTGTAGGCGCCGGTGCCTTTCTCTAATAGCGCTAATTCATCGCGCGCCAATTTTAGATCTTCTTTATATCGTTGAACATTTTTTAAATTACGAGAAGATGCACCTTCGCCGGCACCACCACCACCAGCAGGACCTCCTTGATTCTTAATATCAAGAAGTATCTTTTTGATCTGTTCTAATTGTGGATCAGCCATGCAATAGTACCCCTATAAATTAAATAGTTAAAAACGACTTTTTATAATTATTTAATATTCAAACCCGGAGGCGGTGCGGGCTGGTTGTCTTGGCTCAATGTCTTTGTGTTACCTCTACTCTGCGTACGAGCTTCATTCTCTATATCTAATTGTTGCACTAACCTGTCGACGAACCACCTCCTCAGTCCAATAGGGAGGTTATAGGCTTCAGTAAAAGACCACCCTCCGTAGTATTTTAGAAAGAAGAATTGCTCATAAACATTCTCTATATATTCACTGGTCAGGCCAAAAAAACTCCGCAGCTAGCGGCACCTCCATTTGCTCCTGATGTGCGCATGATTCACAAACAAATCCGAGCTTTAGCTCCAGATTTGGTACTAGTGATTTATAGATTTTACGAAGATAGGCAGAATCAACCGAAGGCAAATTAACAGCAACATATTCGATGGCTTCTCGCGTAGAATCGCCATTAACAGAAGAAATCATCCGAGAAAGCTGCGTTGTAACCAAGCGATCAACTTTTTGCTTTTTATCCAGTTCCATTTGCTTAGCAATCGCCTTTTCGTCAGTCCCGGTCATCATCCTCAAACATACGGATAAATTCGATCTCGGCAACACTAGCTGATAGGCATTGTTTTCAGCTTTTGAAACTCCTTCCGGTAAATTTGACAAAATATCAGTAGCGCTCAATATAGAGGCCTCATTTAAATCAAAATTGTGTTTTTGATCAGTAATACATTCGGGACATGTAATATTCGTCTTATACAAGTTGCCATATCCCGACACTCTAGCAGCTATAACAATTGCACTTCGATCGCCAACTAAAAGTGTATTGGGATCGATGGTTTTATCAACAATAATGCTCTCAAGTAATCTTTCAAGTGCTACACCACTCTGTATTAGGGTTATTGAGGTTAAGATATCTTCTTCTTTTGCGGTCATTTGTTTAATCTCAATTGTTTCTTTATTAAACAACGGATGATCGCTAGGGTAATATCTTCCCTCGGATGGAAGTTTTACAAACTCCGTGGGGGCTACGAACGAAAATACATTTTGCGCTGCAGCGGGGATTGGGGGGCTTGGTTCTGGGCGTGGCGCCTCTGTCGATCCAAGCCGATCTTTATTTCGTGACAAGTTTCACCTCTAGTTAAATTATAATATAGTTCAAGGAATATGTTAAGAATTATCTACTGAACGCTGAAGAACTTGTTGACATCTGGAAGAACGCCTGAACTAGAGCCGGCCGCTGTCTCAAGCTCAGCCCAATCGTAGCGAAGTTTCATCTTAACTTCAACCAAATCATCTGTGCCGTAGGACAGAGATCCGCCAAAATCGATTTCTCTTACGAAAGCATTCCAAAGGGTCCAAGTTTCAATTATTTGGCCATCGCCATCAATTTGGACGATTTTCACTTGGCCGAGAGCAGCAGTTGCCTTTTGCTTTGATATACTGGTGAGTTGTTCACTTTCGGGAGTCGTAGGTATAGCATAGCCAGCGCCAGCAGCAATAGAGGCCAAAGTAGCCGCCACATCTGGATCTTGGCCGGGATCTACCATGGTTATATCAATCTCGTTCCAAGTAACGCTGCCCGGATAATAATAGGTGTGATTAAGATATTTGTGGTTAGTTTCTTCAACTGTAAATGTTGGCTTATTCACCTGCTTGGCGTACCAAATAAGCGCTCCACCGTTTTCGGAGGTTATTCCTTGAATATTGATATAAAATCTAAATTGACGCTTCGGATCTTTGAGGTTTTCGTCCAAATTTCCGAAATTTGTTGACCAAAATGGCATTGTAAGTTTCTCCCTTTAGTTTAACTAGTGTGGTTGTTGAATTTAGTCGTCAAATGATGCACCAGTTGATGCTATAATGAAGTCAATTGCAATGAATTCAATTGCTCTAGCTGGCTTAATCATAATTTTGGCATACATAATGTTCTGATCGATGAGATCCGGAGTTGTGGTCGTCTCGTCAAGGATCAGGCGATATTCTGTGATACCAAATTTTGTCTTAACATTTGCCAAGAATGGCTCAATAAGACCTTTGAATCTGTCCCATGTAGCTTGTACATTTTGCTCGAAAAGGATCTGCGTCGAAAGAATGGAAATTTGCTTCTTAAGGTAGATTACCAGTCTTCTAACATTGATTCTGTCGAGTGCCGATGGTCTTTCTTGAAGCGTCTTTTGGCCCATTACTACAATCCCACTGGAGGGGAATGAAGCGATTGGGTTAATGCGAGAATCGTAAAGAGTATCGCGCTCTTTAGCAGACAATTTCTGAGATACATTCGTAATTGGGATCCCTGCTGCGCCGTCAGTGAGTCCGCCGCGGTTAAATCCTGCGGGGGCAAACCAAATTGCAGACGATGCTTCAGAGCTAGCTAAAACACCGCACATCGCGACGGATGGTGGTACCCACAATGATTGTCCTGTGTTGGCATCGCGAGTTTGAACCCAAGGATAGAAACAACAACCATATGAGGAGTCGATTCTTCTTGTTTTTAAGTCATTAGCGGTGTTTTGGACATTTCTGTTGGCCCGGGCATTTGCATCCATGTAAGATTCAGCAAATGGTGTGTAAACACTCGGCAAATCAATGAGAGCGAGTGCATCGCGTCGTTCTTCGCATAAATCAATCATGTACTGTGTCAAGCTAGTATTCGTAAGGCCCGGAACAACAAGAAGGTTGAAATCAAGTTGTTCAGGATCTGCAACCGTTTCAAGTGCTTGGCGATATGTGAAATATTCCGAACTTGCTGCAGATGAAGCGCCGAGTCCACCATTATAAAGAGGATCAGGGTGTTTGATATCGAATCCGTCGAAACCACCGAAGAACGGAAGTGTAAACTGGTCATAACCGAAGTCAAGAAGTGTCTTATAGTCGTTACTCGCTGTTGCGGTCAAACTATATCCGGTCGGGGTTGTGGTGGATCCAACGCCCTTGCGAGAACCAGAAATCCAAGTAAACTCATTAGATCCGGATACAATATCGTCCATAGTGAAGATATAGGCAAAGCTTGTTGTTTTACCGTTGGTAGCTCCGGGCGGAGAGGCTTGTTCGCTGGTAAGCATTCTGTGCATATCAGATATACCATATGCGGGGTTGTGACTAGTGGAGGTACGGCTAGTTCTCATTCCGTAATATACATCAGTTCGATCGGTCGTTGAAGCGTCAGTATCTGCGTGTACCAAACAATCAGTTGGTCCGGACAGGTGCGCTAACAGACGACCCATAACTCCACCGGTAAGCGATTGGGCTCCGGAGCCATCGCAGCCGCCATATACATTGTCTGCGGATCCGATGGGTGCTAATCCGATAACTGTGTCTAGTTCGCCGTTTGCAACCACATCGGTACCTGACGAGCTGATTGATATGGTTTGGTAGCTTGGTGGACCGTAATACCCGAAAGGTACTAAGCCCGGCGTTCCGCCGCCTTCCATACTACTGTGTAGTTCCACATATACATATTTTGACATGTTGGGGTAGTCGCCGTACTCGCGGAGTCTGCGATTTGATTCGTCATATTCGTAATAAATGTCGCCGATTTGCTTCTTGATATAGTTTGGTGAAGTCGGATCAAGATTCAAGTTGTCAAATCTTTCTAAAATTTGCTGATCTACATCAGTATCATTGAGTGCTCGGATAACAACTGAAAAGGTCCCATAGTCGGTTGTCGTTGAATTCGAAGCCTTGATTCTCTCAATTGAAACTTTAT